CCGATCTTACCCTGTTCGAGGAGATCACAAGCACGCTTGCTATAAATTGCGCGAAGTTCTGTGTTATCTTTCCACCAGTTTAGCATGCCATCTGCATGGCGTTGGCGAACTTCAGGATTTTTAAATGTTTCCTTAATTGAATTGCTCATGTTCGTGCGATATTCATCAGATGCCATGATCTCATGTCGAGGATCATTTGGATCTGACCATCTAGATTTTGATGCTTTTGAATACCGTTCTTTCATCTCATTTGTCCGCTTCTTTCCCTTGTTCGGACTATTTTCACCTTTCTTCCCGAACATTGGATTATTCTCACCGCGACTTGCATGACCGTCGACGAAGATCGCAAAGCCGCCCTTCTTCCAAGTAAGCTCATTGTCACATCCGCATGCACACTTAGGCCACACACCGCCGTGCACATGCTTCACTTCATACAGCGGCCAGTCAATTCCGTGCACCTTTCTTACATGTCGTGCAAGGACATTGTTTGAGTTTGCGACCATCTCACCACACTCTAGACACTTCATGGTGAAAGTTACGGTCTTGTCGTAAAGTGTCTTAGCAACTTCCTTGTGGTGATAGCCAACGTGTGCGCCAATTGAACGTGGCGTGTTATTAATCATTGCATCACAGTAATCGCACTTAATCTTGTCGACCATCTTGTTCCTCTTACGGTAATTATATGGTCATTCATGATTATGTTTACATGCTTTGTAATAAAAAAGCGGGCCACTCATAAAGAGTGGCCCGCAGTTAACTATCTAGTAGTAACTTAATGGTTACTTCAGATAATATTCATGTCGAGGCAAGTGACCGTCCCGTAGAAGTCGCTGCGCACCATCTTCTTGCCGTAGCGAGTCATGACACCCTTACGCGGGGTGAAGTCCTCGGGCGCGAAGATCGTCGGGGTGACAATCAGGGGCACGTAAGGAGCGTAGACGTAGCCGGTCTCGAGGTAGGAGCCGCCCTTGAAGCCGATAAGGATCTTGTTCCTGGGGAAGTAGGGATCCTTGTAGACCGTGAAGCGGTTCGAGAGGGTACCGACCTTCTCAGCGCCGATCGAGAACGGGGCGCCGACCTGGCCGGAACCGTCGATCGAGTAGCTCGGGCGGTAGTACGTCCCAGCCTCGAGGATCGTCGCGACGTCCGGGCCGACAACGATGAAGTTGGCGGAACCGCGGAGGGTCTTGCGGTGAATCTCGTTGCCGACATCGATGATCGTCTCGGTGAGAGTCTCGTACCACTCGCGGACCGTACCGGTGAAGTTCGGGCCCGGGGCGGTGGAGCTGGAACGAACAACCTCGTTACCAGTTGTCTTGTTGACAAACTTGCCCGGAGAGCGTGACCAGAAGTAGTTCGCACCGGAGGCCTGCGTGAGGAGGTCGTTCAGGATCTCGCGATCGAGCTCGAGAGCGATCTGCTCGGAGAGGATCTGGGTAAGCTCAACCTCAGCGTCGATGCTGTGGTAGGCGTTCAGATCCTGGGCGAGCTCCGGGGACCAGCGAGCGCGAAGCTTGCGGGTCGTCGCGGTCACCGCGAGGGACTCGATCTTGATGTCGATCTCAGGGATGACCGGGGAGGGGGTCGTGCCGAAGTTCGACTCGAAGACCGGAATGGTCACGGTGGAGCCGGTGGAACCCTCAACATCGAGAGCCGAAGACTGCGGGTAGCTGAGGGCGAATGATGACAGGCCGTTCGCAGCCATCGAGCCGGTGAGGACAACGAGGAGATGCGTACCGGAGAGCGGGGCCGCAGCGAACGTCGAACCGTCCCAGGTACCGATCTGGTTGAGACGGCGGAGGTTGAGAACGCCCTTTCCGCCCTGGAAAGCCTCGCCCCACACTGCCGCGCTGGCGTATGTGTTGCGAGGGAAGAGGGCGAATTCCTTGGCGAGCGTCTGATCAGCCGAGGACGAGATCGCTCCGAGAGCGACAACGCCGAACTTGAACTGTGCGGTACCGACACCAGCAGTGCCGTTCTCGATCAGGCTGGTGACAGCAGGATCGAAACCGAGGAGACGGCCGTCGGTGCCAGTCGCGTGGGCGAATTTCGTATTGAGGAAAGCGCCCGAACCGGCGAAAGCACCTGACGCGGTCAGAGTGATATCGGTGAGGCCGTGCACTCGGCTGTAGCTGGTACCCACCAGATCATACATACCACCTGCCGCGAGAGAACCGCTCTGGATTCCCTTGCCGGTGGGGTTGTTGTAGATCGACTGGCCCGCGGAGTAGGTCGCCTTGTCCGCCGCCGAATCAAGATCAACACCCGCGTTACCGCCGACGTTCGAGCCGTAGGTGTAATCCAGGTAGAACAGGAGACCGGACGGGAGGCTCATCGGCTGGATCGAGACAAGCTCGTTCGCCACGAGACCGCCGAAGACGCGACGGACGATGGGGAAAGCGATGTTCGAGAAGCCACGGATGTCGCCGGCGCCCGAGGTGGAGCCGCCACCGCTCGAGAGAGCGTTGCTCTCACGAAGGAAGTTGGCAGTCTGGTTCTCGAGGAGGCGAGCCATGTTCTCGCGATTGACGCCATCAAGACCACGAAGCAGACCTGTACGGCTCCACTTCTCGACAAGGCGGCTGTTCTCAGCGCCGATGTCACGCCCGCGGATACCTTCCGCGAGCTGCTCTAGTGTGAAAGACTTAGACATTTTGTTTTCTCCAATTTGGAAAGTTTATAGAAACCGATCAAAACCAACAGGCAATTTACTTACCCGACTTTATACCTGCGAGGATAGCCCAGCGATCCACCTCGACGGATTCATTCAGGGTCGCCGTGGGGCTAGCTGACCGCGTCGATCTGGAGGACGAACCGAGGATCCGACCCTCTGTCATCGTGCCTGACTTTGACTTGAGAGACTCAGTCAGGCTGGTGTAAAGAAGCTTCGCTTCCCGCACCGACTTTGCAGCGTCGAGCGACTCAACAATCGCCCTCTGCTGACGTGGGGTGAGGTCCCGGTTCTGCATCAGCTTATTGACGTATAGAAGCTTCGCGTTAAACAGGTTGACCTCCTCGAGCTGCTCGCGCAGTGTAGCAACAGCGCGTTCAGACTCAGAGAGCTTGGTCTTGAGAGCACGATTAGTGCGTGCCTCCTCGACGCGGGCCTCTCGTTCTTCCTTGGCGGCGTCCGTTGCCTTCTTAGCAACTTCAAGCGCCTTACGGGTGGTCTTCTCGGCCTCACCGAGCTGATTCAGCTCTTCGGGAATGCCCTCAACGGATCCACCACCAAAATTGTTCGGCATCGCATTCTTGATGCCTTTAGCATTCTTACCCTTGGTGCCCTTCGCCTCACGAAGGCGTCGGAGCTCACGACGAAGCATCGACTCATCAACGTGGAAAACGGACTCAGACTTCTCATTGTCGTCCTCTTCCTCTTCGTCTTCGTCTTCGTCTTCGTCTTCGCCCATCTCATCGAGGGCGTCGTACATCTCGTCCACATCCTCGTCCTCTTCCATGGCGTACTCGTCCTCTTCCATGGCGTACTCGTCCTCTTCCATTTCCTCATCCATGGCGTACTCGGACGGAGCAGGGGGAGCTGCTGGGGGAGCCATGTCGGCGCCAGATACGTCAACAGGCATGTCCCCGTCGGTCTCGTCCTCGTCTCCCATAGAGACGCTGAAGTTCATCGCCTTCAGCTTCTCCTTGACAGTATCATCGAGACCCTCGAGATCGGCAGGCTCGAAAACGAGCTTCGCTTCTTTGCGAAGGCTGCGGCGGGACCTTCCCTCCATCTCCTCTAGGAGGCGACGGAACCTCGCGTTTGTTGACATGTGTTTCATCTCCTTAACTATGTTGTTGAACTTCTGACTGAGCTCAGGATTACCACCATTAGATATCACCTGACCCCTAAAACTATGCATATTTTTCAGCAGAATTGAGTATGCTGCTCTGAAATTTGAGCTCTCTGATAAAGGTAAGCTCTTTGAAACTCTCTTCAGGGCTTCTAGCTGACGACGGATCTGACCTATCGATACTTGATCACGACTTCTCTCGCCGAGGACCATATCAGCAAGTGCGTTGAGGCTCTCCTTGTTGAGTGAAACCTCAACGTCATCTTCATCCGCCACGTCCGCTTCGGTTGATGCCGAGGCTTCACCGTGCTTGTCGACGCGAACATTGATCTTCACTTCCGTTCCTGAGGCTGTTTTTGTTGTCACAGTGTGTGTGACTTCCTCATCTGGATCCGGCGTGGGGACGGCGGCGGATCCATTCATGTACGATGGGGTCGCTGCAGGTGTCATATCGACCATCCCATCATCGGGCAATGGCTCGAGATCAAGGTTCGGAATCTCGTTGCCCTCCTCCTCATCCTGCTCGGCCAGCATCTGACGCTCAACCATCCGGCGGATCTGCGGAGAAATGGATTCGATGATCTTATTCCTTGCGTTTCTCTCCGCCATCTCTTTAAGAGCTTTGGCGTCAGAAATCGCTTCGTCATACAGGTTCGGCATATTGTGTCCCTACGCTCAATTAACTATATCGCTCTCAGTCTTTTTCGATGTCCTGATGCAAATGAATTGCTCTGATTAGACGACGTAGTCTGGACATCGTCAGTTCGTCAGGGCTGGGTATCTCTTCCAGCGTGTATGCAGGTTCCATCGACCCTGCGTCGCGGAGCGGAAAAGCGCTGGAGTATCCAGCCTTCGACCCAGCAAGTGATATCCTCGCAGGAGCAGGTCGAATTGCAGGTCCGTCAGCACCAACACCAAGAACGCCCTGCTTATTTTTGTACAGGTCCGGTATGGGTGACATCCCATGACCGGTTGTTTGCTCATGCATCCTGAAGTCTGCACTTACAAAGCGACGATTGTCAGCAGCACGATCCGCGTATGAATCCCAGCGGATGTGACCTTGGCCTGCCTTGTTTCCTATCGCGACCTGGGTCTGAAGATCCTGTTCACTGTCCAAAGAGTCTTCAGCGTCAACATCATCACGAACTATTTCGATATATGGCCACGAGCCTTGAGACATTCGAGGCAAATCACGACGCCCGTCCGC